CAATTGCTTCTCATGTTTACATTCAACATAAGTTACATCTGGTCGGTCTGTATGATATTTACCTACACCCCAAGTAATGATTTGTTTATTCGTTTGATTTTTTACAGACAAACAAATAATTTCTTCTTGTGGGTCTTCTACATTTGGAAAACCATTTTCACAAGTAGTTTCAATATCAAGTGTAAAGATTTTAATTAGTTCTTTATCCCATTGTATCTCTTCCGGATATTCTTGTCCGATATATTGATAATGGTATCTTTCTAAACCATAGATAGGTGAGTTTTGTGTAGCAACTTCTTTACGAAACTTACGAGCTGCCATAATATCTCTAAACTCAATTGGTTTAAGATTTTGACCTTGTAAAGTTTTATATACAGAATGCTCTTGCGTCAAAGCATAGAGCGTAGGTCCAAAGTCTATCTTATCTTTATAGTCTTTGCCATCATGTATACCACGAATAAGTAATTTGCCACGGTGTTCTATAACATTTTTATAAAAGTTCATCATTCCTCAAGTTTACAATTAATCCATCATCTTCTTTTGTCAATCTTATTTGACAAGCTAATCTACTTACGCCTTCTTTGAAACCTGATTCGTATTCTAACAAATCAATTTCAGGTGTATTATAATCTACTTTGCCGTGTTTGGCAAGCCATTGTTGAGATATATGTACATGGCAAGTAGCACAAGCACACGCACCTCCACAATCTGCTGGTATTTCTGGTATATCCGTCTTTGAATAAAACTTTGCAGCTTCCATCAAAGAGGCGCCAGGTTCTACCTCGACAGGCAACTTACTGCCATTTCTGACAAAGTATACCGTTATCGTATCCATTATAAACCTGGTACTTTATTCTCTGTGATTAATCCACCTTTTGTAGGTGTTAAGATACTGCTTGTATTCTGTTGATACGAAGCTAAGATTTCTTTTTTTGGTTTAACTGTTGTCACAACCTTGTCCATCGCAATAGTAATAATATCGTCATCTGCATAAGGCATATATGGCGTCATCATTAACTGTACTGGTTTTCCTGGGGCTGATTGTGTGGGAATGATTACAAATGGTTTTTCAAATGTATAATTGCCCATGGTATCTTTATCCATCTTAGCAATTACATCTTCACCTGTTTGTAGTCTTACTATTTTCACATCACTCATACTTTACTCCTTCAATTATTATATATTATAACACAACTAGCCTAGTTTGGCAAGCTGTATTTTGTCGTAATCACATATTTTCTTTGTGGATTAACCATAACATTTAATCTATTCATAAATGCACGGTCAAGAAGTATTGGACTTCTATCTTCTCTATCATCAATGGTAAATTCTACATCCTTATAGAAACCACCGGCGAATTCTACATCTAGTTTTACGACATATCGGTCTTCTTCATAATCTCTTAAACCACCAACAGATATTTCTTCAATTCTTACAATTCTACTTTCAATAGTTTTACCTAATAAAGACCATTGTACTTTAGTGTTAGATAATGGTTTAACTTTATCTGCATGAATAACTGGCATGCCTGAATTACCTGTATCAAACTTGGCAACTATTTCACCAAATGGCTTGATTGTTAATATTTCTTTATAACCACATTCTGTTGGTACTGTAAATCTATTTTCTTTTTTTGCAAAGTGTTCAATAACTTCTTTTGCAATGTTCATACCTGTAGCGTCTTCAATACCCTCTGTGCCAGGTGATGAATTAACTTCTAACATAAATGGTGGTTGTTTATCTCTGTTTTTACTAGGTATAAAATCAACAGCTGTCCAATAACCACCAACTGCTTTAGAAGCTTTTAAACATTCTTCTATTTCTAATTCTGTTAACTTAATCTTTTCTGGTTTTGAACCTTGTGATACATTTGACCTGAAATCTCCTTCAATAACTGGTCTTTTCATAGCAGCTAAAAACTTACCACCTAAAATATGTACTCTTACATCATATTCTGTTTTAATATATTCTTGTATTAATAGGTCAGCGTCTTCATCTTGTTTATGAATTAATTGTACAATTGAATCTAAACCTTTTGGACTATCAACAAATAATACACCAACACCTTTACTGCCTCTTAAAGTTTTCATAATCAAAGGAAACTTAATACCTGATTCGTCAACTATTTTATTTGCATTTTCGGGGTCATTGATTAACTTGGTCATTGGTTGTGTTAAACCATAATCTGCAAGTCTTAATGCTGTTCTATATTTGTCAGCACACATATTAATTGTAGTTCTAGGATTTACTAATGTTGCATTAGCTCTTTCAAGTATTGACACTAAATCTAACCAACTGTCTTTTCTGGTAATACTACCACGAATAACAGCAACGGTCATTGCACCGACTTCAAAACCTTTTTCATCATCTTTGTTATGAAATCTACGAACACCGTTCTCAAAAGTTGTGTAACCACCTGTTAATTTAAACAAATAATATGGATATTTTAACTTATCACATTCTTCCTTTAAACGGTCAGCCGTATGAAAAGTCTTTGCTTGTTCAGGTTCATCTGTAATAATCAGTAACCTTAAAAAGTCCTTTTCATTTTTGTCCTCGTTTAAGAATTGTTTAAATTGTGGTACAAGCATTTATTGTTGTGGACTCTCTTTTGTTTCTTCAGGTTTTTTACCAATATTATATTTGGCAGATAGATTCCATTCTTTCTTTTCTTTAAATGGTAATACTTTAATCTGACTTAAAGGTGCTTTATTTTCAGCAGCCTGTGGGTTTACTATTTCAATTAAAGACCAATCTGATAATAAAACTGCAATTGTATTTCTTCTTTGAATATCATTCTCTACTAATGTTGCTTTCTTACCATCTAAAGCAAATAATTCTTTAAAGTGTACAATATAGTATTTGCCTTGTTTGTGTAAAATGTGACATGATTGGTAAAGTATTTTATCTTTTCTACTTGCAACACCAATTCTGGTTAAGGTCTCTCGTATTTTTAAAAAGTCGTCTGGCTGTTTGATAGTAACCTCTAGCATATCACCAACTGACCATGAAATTTCTTCACTCATTTTCGTTTTCTCCCGCCTTTAGAAAGGCTTATTTTTATATCTTCAAGTTGTTTATCCGTAAGTATGCTGAGAGCCTCTTTAGCTTTTTCATTACTATATCCATAATACTCTTTTACATACTCTATATTTTTCAATTTGGCTTGTGATAACCACTTGCCACCAAATCGCTTTGCTTTTCTAATACTATTTATATAGAAATGAAACTGTAGCTTCTTGTCCAAGAAATGAAAACCATTCATTTCATTAGCCTGAGCTATGGTATCATAGTGCATAGATAAACACTTGTTTATTATAAAGGGAGGGTATTTCTTTTCCCATGTTAGGTCCTCGGTATCTAACAAAGGTTTTTTCTCAAAGTTAATCGCATTGAGATAATCTTTTAATTCATACATAATATATTCCAATCAATGTTGGAGCGGGTGACAGGATTCGCACCTGCGACCTATTCGTTGGCAACGAATTGCTCTACTACTGAGCTACACCCGCTTATCATTATTTAAATTTACAACTGGCCATAATTTCAGTTAAACAAGCGACCATATTTATCTCATGGTCTGCAACGAAAGCTGCCTTGTACTGATAACCAGCAATAATTAAAATTGCTTGTGGTACTGATTTACTATCAAGTGACTCATACATACTATCATAGATACCTCTAAAAAGAGAAGCTGGTTCTTTATCAATATTCTGAACCACCCACTTTCTCATATCATTAAACTTTTTATCTTTTAATGTTTTACAAAGTTCTTTAGTATTTGCCTCTGATAGACTAAACAATATACCACTATCAATTTTACCTCTTACAGAATATCTTTGAAGTTCGTTTATAGTTCTACGAAAATCAGGATAATATTTCTGTATTAATTCTGCTAAAACCTTTTTATCAAATTCAATGTTTTCATCTGTCAGTAGATTAGACATTCTTTCCATAAAAGCTTTGGCAGTTTTTACCTTTTGACCATTCTTAATAGAAAAGTCAATGACAGTACACCTACTATGTAGAGCAGGTATAATCTTGTTCTTATAATTACAGGTAAATATGAAACGACAATTGTTATAAAAGGTTTCAATAAAATTACGCAAGGCAGGTTGAACACTATCAGCATTCATATAATCTGCTTCGTCTATAATTACAACTTTATGATTGGCGTCTTCGGTAAGTGATACAGTAGAAGCAAAGTTTTTAATCTTATGCCTCAAGGTATCAATTTGACGGCCTTCATCTGAACCA